GAGATAATGCGGTTCCGCGATATAAATGAGTGTGTGTACTTTGCCAAGAAGTTGCACGCGCAAGGGCAGAAGATAACAGCGTACTGTGTACCAGAAGCAGTTAGTAAGGATATGAAGGTGTACTGATGGACCCCGTTACCGTCATGGCTACCGCCACAGCCGCTTTTAATGCTGTGAAAAAAGGTGTGCAGATAGGGCGTGACATAGAAAGCATGGCATCTGATCTTGGCAGATGGATGGGCGCACTTAGCGACCTGGACATGCTAGAAAAAGAGGCCAAGAATCCCCCAATATTTAAGAAACTGTTTGCTGGCAAGTCTATTGAGCAAGAGGCTATGGAAGCCTTTGCTGCAAAACAAA